AGGATTTACAGGAAGCAACACGCCGTTTAATTGTACAAAAAATAAGTAAACTCAAGGACGGAAATGTGTTATCTTTCCCAAGATGATAAAAGATATTGTAACTAATGTAGAAATCTTCACGAAAGTGTCTAATCCACCCGAGATGCAGGAATACTTGATGTATCGTGTATTATATCGAGATGGTAGTAGTGAGGAATTTACCCACGATCAGTGGCATAAGATTGTAACTAGGGGTTCTGGAGCCTTGAATCAAGGCTCACCGACCACCACATAGTCTTATTTCTTTTCTGATATTTGCGCCTGTAACAGAGCAATGACTATGTACGCTTCTTCTAATTTCTTTTCTAATTCTTGCATGATAAACCTCCCTTATATGCGTTAGTGCGTACCTATTACTGTATCAAACTCCGATTTTAAAAGTCAATAAATCTTTGCGCTTGACATTTATTTTTGTTATGTTCCTAGTAGTACTAAGATTATAAACCACGGACCAAGGAGCAAACAATGGCAACAAGACCTACATCAGTACGAGGAAAAAATACTCGTTTGGGAAAACTAAAAGAAGTTAAAAAAATTATAAAAGAATATGAAGCTAAAAATTCACCTAGTGGGTTAGACTCTACTAAAAGATTAAAACTTGAAAAAAAGACATCAAAACCAAAAGTTCCTAGTCAACTTATAAAAAGAAAAAAGCTTAGTAATATGATGCCTATGGTTGGTGCAGCAGCAAAAGGTTTATCACGAGCTGGTATGGCTGGAATGAACAAAGCAGTTTTTAATAAAGCAAAAAAACTTAAGCCTTCAGGTAGACTTAATGCTAGTGACATGAAAAGAGCTAAAGATATGCTCAAAAAAAGAAAAACTAAGTAATGGCTGTATTTGCAGGAAAAAATAAAAATTACGATGCTTCGAAGTCTTATCGAAATCAAACTCCTGTTTATAAAACACCTACTCCAAAGAGACCTGCCTCTTCTGGTGGTACAAGTCCTGGATCAGGTTATACACCAGGCGGTGATTCTTATACAAATTACAGTGATAAAGATCAGCGATTGATGTTTGACCAAGCGGGTGGTAAAAAAGCATTTCAAAATCAAGTTGCCAATATTGAACAAAAATATGGTCGCTCCGCAGACGTACAAAATTATTTAAACAGAGCTAGACAATTTCAAAATGCACAGTTATTAGGTGCAAAATCTTCTAATACAGGGGGTATTGAACGTTTAAACTTTACAACACCCGGTATGCCTGTCATGCGTGACGCTCAAGGTAGACAAATTTTATCTATGATGCGACCTGAGCTGACAGCACAAGCGCCTACACTAGGACAATTCTTTGGTGATATGGCTGGTGGTGTTAGTAATCTTTTAGGTGCTGCAGGTGAATTTATTACAGGTGGTGGTACGCTCGGTAGAATACTGGATGCTACGAAGCAAAAATTTTCAGAAGGTAAAGACTTTGTTCAAGGTGCGTTTAATCCAGGAAATATTAATCAACGCGTGAATGCATTGAGCCCTGAACAACAAAGAATTTATGCGATGTACATGAATCAAGGGGTGCCTTACCAACAAGCGTTTCAAATGGCTTCAGGCCAACAATTTGATGATACTCCTGCCACATATTATAATAATTCTCCAATTTCTACATTAAAACTAGGAGAAGGACAAAACTCTCCTCAAGGTGCTTTTCCAGGAGGCTTTAAACTAACAAATATGGCAATGGGAGGTATTGCTACACTTAATTAGTAGGATCGAATATGTCTACTATTTCTTCTATCATTCCTCTAGGAATCACGGTCGACCGACCAAACTCTTTTGACTCTGGTATAAAGTCTGCGATTAATGTGACAGATTTTTTTGATTGTTTTAGGAGTAATCCATAACTATGGACCAGGGCCACATCTTCAAGCTTTTCGATATCCTCTTTATCATACCACCCGGACGGATGTTCAACGGTATCGAGCCACGAAACACGGACCAATTTCAAATTGCTCCAATTCATGTAAATCACTATATATATTATTCTACACAAATTAAATCTAAAACCGTCCGAAAACAACAAAATCGGTTTACATATTTACAATATAGTAAAAAGATATATATATCGCGGGTTCCCTCTGTAAATAAGTTGTCATCTCGTTGTAAACGGATCGCTTTTGGTTTACACAATTTGTTGAAAAATAAGGCTTTTTGGAGGGTGTTCACTTAAAAAATGGAAAAAACTACATCAAAAAAACAGGTAAAAATGCTTGAATTGACCCCAAAACAGCAGAAATTTGTCGATATTTTCATCGAAAAAGGGCATTTGCAGAGTGCAAAACAGTGCGCGATTGATGCTGGATACGCTGAAAGTGGTGCTACTGTCAACGCAAGCCAGTTACAAAACCCTAAATACTACCCACATGTCGTTGCAGAAATGGATAGAAGACGTGCCGAGTTGGCCCGTAGATACTCCATTACATACAAATCACATGTGCAAAAACTAGCAGAACTCAGAGACTCAGCAGAAGCAGCTGGTAACTACACAGGAGCTATTGCCGCCGAAAAGTACCGAGGTATGGTGGCTGGCTTATATATTGACAGGAAAGAAATCATGCATGGCACGATTGATCAAATGTCGGTAGGAGAGGTAGAGGATAAATTAATTGAACTTAGAAAAAAACTATCCATTCAAGGAGACTATGAAGTTATTGAACAAGACGCATCTGAAGGGTCACTTATCGGAGAGCATCGCGATGACTTACCTACTGAAGAAGGGGAATTTAGTCTTCAAGACGATACATGATACTGGTTGTGTAGATATTGTTGCCATTGATAAACGTGGAAAGGTACATTTGTATGACGTTAAAACAGCTGCGAAATATTTAAATGGTAAGAAAAAAGGAAGACAAATTAATAGAATATTAACTCCACTACAAAAGAAACTCAGAGTTGAGTTATTGATGGTGGATTTAGATGAAGAAAGGTGCTGGGTAATTAAACATGGCGGAAGAGAAGAATCTCTGGAAACAACTAAAAAATAATACTAAATCAATAATTTGGACTAGAATTGAAAGCTCTACAGGTTTGGGTATTCCTGATCTGTTTGGATATTGGAAAAGGGGCTTTTGGTTAGAGTTAAAGATAATAACCAATAATAAACTTAACTTCTCAGCGCATCAAATTGCGTGGATTCACAGGCATTATTCTGCTGGCTGTCCTGTATTCGTACTTGCCAAAGACCCTCTTTCGAAGGGGATCAAATTATTCTCAGGGTCCATTGTCCGTGATCCCGTCTCCATTAGCGATAAGTCTCCATTATGTTCCATTGACCGGGGTTCCAGGTCCCAGAGCTGGGATCTCCTGCTGCACTTACTGGCTGCCTGGACTCCTGATGGCAGCTCCAGTACAAAGCTCCATTAGTCTCCATTCCGATGGCCACAACCCATTACCCCTTATTAAGAAAGCTGTGCAGCCAGTCCCGCCAGGATGGCTGTGATAGTTGACAGCAGGAGTACATTGTGCTACTGGATAGATCTTCCTTCTTTGTTTAGTTAGCCAAACATTAAACAAAACGGTGAGTCGAAGTCCTCGGCTCACCACCCTTTTTCCATTCTCCATTCTCCATTCATATCCACACCTTTATACTACCTCTATATACAGGAGCTGGCAGCCCCGGGAGATGGTTTATGGACAGCAGGAGTATCTAAATAAAGTTTTCTTTTACCTCTTGACATCCTAACTAATTAGGACTATATATATATTAAGGTATGTGTCTCCCGATCCACACTGCTTGGTTAGTAAAGAAATCAAGAACAACAGGCGGGTCATCACTTAATCCCTGTGGCAAGTGGAGGATGCGCAGGGAGCCTTAAACAAAGGAGGAAGAAAATGTCAGATGAACAAATCATTTATAATATTAGGGTGTGGTTAATTCTTAATATTAGAAACTATGCTGATGAAGGATTAATCAAAGACAATCAACTTTTATTAAAAGCAATTAGAAACTGGAGGCAAGAAAAATGAAATATCATTTCAAGCACATCGAATACCGATTATTATTTCAACATGGCTGGGACAGGTGCCCCTGGTTCGTGGACTGGAGAGAGGAGGTCCACCATGCCAGTAGAGTTTAAACAAGACTCCATCAAGGAATGGATCACAAGCAACCTGGATGAGGGTACCATCTCTGACGTTGTCCTGAACGGCTGCCAGGGTGGCACGATCCCTGAGCTGATATACTATGCAGACACAAATGCATTTTATGAAAAGTACCAAGAGGAGATTTGGCAGATGTTGTGGGACTCGTACTCTGACTGTGGCTCTGATTCTATTCTCCATTTTATAGAAACCTTTAACGGATCCAGTGGCGTGGCATCAGACCTGCAGTTTAGAAACCTGCTGGCGTGGTACGCTGCGGAAGAAGTGTGTCGTCAAATCATGGGCGATAAAGAATCGAAGGAGTGTTTCGATGAAATAAGCACAGCTCTCCATCAAGAAAGGGCAGCTGAGTAGTTGCCTGCCTTTCTCGCATATTTTGGGATCGCCTGCATGGCTGTCGTTGTGCTGGCGTTTTCCATTTCAAGAATTCCCTTTGGAGTTGGTAGCACCTTTACTCTGTTGATTGTAGTTGGGTTCTGGCTGCTGGTCTACAAAGCAGGGTTCTTCATCCTGTCAGCCGTTCTCCATTTTCCATTCGCCTCTAACCCTTAGGGTATACCTTATAGTATAGTAGTGAGCTTTCCCCGGGCCACTGATCCTGACAGCACGACCTGTGTAGCTTGGAAAAAGTTATCCACAACTTAATTAAAATAATTACTTGCAATTAGTTAGGATATCACTATATTAAATACATGAGCATGCGTTATGTAAGATTAAATCTTCACCTAGCTAGGTTGTATGCTCTAAAGCCAAAGGAGGCAACATGAACAAGAAGAAGGAAATAGACAAGTTAGTAAGACTAACAATACTAAACAACTTCATTAGTTCGAAGTTGAAAGAACAAAAGATAATAGTTAAATCTTTTGTCGGTGAGGAAAAAGTCCTCAAAGGTCTTGACCACAAGATGAATGTTATCAGACGAGAATATAAAAAGTTTGATAGTGTGCGTTTCAAGGTTGAGCAACCTTTAATGTACAATCAGTACAAAACTCAAATCGTTGAGAGTGTCGAACTCAAGCCGATTGTTGATCACGATCAAGAGAGCGAACTCTTAACAGAGAACTTTCCCCTCTTACAAATGCAAACTCAGTAATGAGAAAGCAAAAATTAAAATCTCTGGACAAGCGAACAGTCTTAGTCCAGAGAAAAAAGTATTTCGGTAAAAACTTTTATTACCCTTGGTGTGAGTTGTCTGAGATACTAGCAATCTTAATTGGTCGCCCTACTCTCATAGATAGGGAGTTATTATGGCTACGAGGTTTGAACTACGAATTTTATGAATTCGATACGGGCAAACAAATTAAACCAATTACTCAATAAATTATCTTCGGTGCGAGGGCGTTTGCCCTCGTGCCTTTCTCCATTTCAGCCATAAATTTTACGCATGTGTATATAGGTATAATTAAAATCCGCGGATGTTTCAGGAGTTGCTAAAGCCGTGGCGGATGTGGTGGCAGTGGCGGAGTTTGTGTGGTCAAGGGTGCGACCAAAGTGTACAAAAGTTATCCACAGATATTATCTTATTTACTTGCAACTAATTAGGATATATGAAATTATAACTCATGCCTAATAACAATGATGTCGTCAATAGACCTTTTGCAGACTTGCAAGAGCGTTTGGCTGAAGTCGAAAGACTTGAAAGAGACGACACTCTCACAACAAGGAAGGAAGTAGATTATCGTGCTATCGCTAATTTTCTTAGTAATGAAATTTATCATCTTATTACTACTACTTCTGATGCTGAGATAAAAGCTTGGGGTAGACAATTACTGTCTAAACTGGCTGATAAACACTCAGACTTATTTTAAATCAAGCAGGGCTGGATAATCTCCAGCCCTGTCCATCTCCAAACCCATCAACAAAATCTCAAACACTACATCTAGGAGTCCCTTAACCTTAGACCACCATATCTGGTGGTCGTCCGCCCTACGGGGGCGGGGGTTAAATGCCCCCCTAGGAGTTACAGGATGAGCACATAGGTTGTGTTTTACACAAATAATTACTATGATAATAATTCTGATATGAGAAATGACTTTGATGTGACTTCCATGACTGCTGATGAAGCAAAGGAAGCACTACTAAAATTAGAATTACGAAAGACACAACTAGAACTATCAAAAAAGGCAAGAGACTCCTTTTTAACGTTCGTTTCTACTGTGTGGCCGGGGTTCGTGGAAGGTGAACATCACCGCAGGATCGGTGAGAAGTTCGAAAAGGTACTATCAGGCGAGATTAAAAGATTAATTGTCAACATGCCCCCTCGTCATACGAAGTCAGAATTTGCGTCCTTTCTCTTTCCCGCGTGGCTCATGGGCCACAAACCACAGACCAAGATCATTCAAACCACCCACACAGCTGAACTCTCGTATAGATTTGGTCGTAAGGTCAGAAACATGATGGACGGAGAGGAATACAAGTCTGTCTTTCCTGAAGTAAAATTATCACAGGATTCCAAAGCTGCGGGTAGATGGGAAACCAACTACGGGGGAGAGTATTTTGGGGCGGGTGTAGGAGGAGCCATTACAGGTCGTGGTGCGGATTTATTAATTATTGATGATCCCCACAGTGAACAAGATGCACTGAGTGCTACAGCCATGGACAACGCATGGGAGTGGTATACCTCAGGTCCTCGTCAACGTTTACAACCCGGTGGTAGTATCGTTTGCGTGATGACGAGATGGAGTGAAAAAGATTTAACAGGTAACCTTACTCGTGCCATGAGTGAAGTGAAAGCGGATCAGTGGGACGTGATTGAATTTCCCGCAATCCTGCCGAATGATAAACCTGTCTGGCCAGAGTATTGGAAGCTATCCGAATTAGAATCTGTCAAAGCATCCTTGTCCGAACAGAAATGGCAAGCCCAGTGGCAACAGAACCCGACTGGTGAAGAAGGGGCTATTATCAAACGAGAGTGGTGGCAAGAATGGGAAAAGGAACAAATGCCTATGCTCAAGCATGTCATACAGAGTTATGATACGGCGTTTACCAAAAAAGAGACAAGTGACTACAGTGCTATTAGTACATGGGGTGTGTTCTATCCTGATGAAGTGACTCCTAATATAATTTTATTAGATATTGTTAAAGATCGTTTTGAGTTCCCTGAACTTAAAAAGGTTGCTTTAGAGCAGTATAAATACTGGGAACCGGAGTCCGTGATCGTTGAAGCGAAGGCCTCGGGTCTT